ATTTCTCGACTGTCCTGCCAATCGTAGTTCAATATCCTTTTTCCAATCATGTCCGATGTTTCGGGGCTGACCAGACTTCAACGCAGCATCTACGAGGGTTTTAATATCGGAATATCGTCCCATCTGTAGAAGGTCTACGGACCTCACGATTGCCGACTTCAATGCTTGATTCTTTGCGAAGTCTAAGAAACTATCTTTGACGTATTCAAGGTCATCATCGTTCTTTCTCTGAAAGGCCATTTTCAGTTGTTCTTTCACTGCAACCTTCAGAACGTCATCCTTCTGCTTGTCCAGTTCAATCTTGAACACTTCCAGTGTTGGAATTGCCTTATAATCTGTATAATAGTCAATAGTCTTTTCTACAATCCACTGACCAGCATCTGATTCAAAGAATTTCGGATTTAATACATCTAACGACTGCTGTAGAAACTCGGTAGAAGAAAAAAGATTTGCTAATACTTTAGCCTGAAAGGTTGGTCCGTATTTTGCTAGGTTATCTACGTTTGTATCAAATGTTGCTGTCATGAGTAAATCTGTTTAGAGGAATAAAGTTTTGTGTAATCCACGAATCGTAATTCGGAAACGCACTTAGTAACTTAGAACGCATGAGTAGTTGTGTCAAGGTGTATTTCTGTAGTTCCACGGAACTGTCACGGTACTTACCCGCCACTTTCATACGTGCATCTACTGACATTATTCCTTCGTGTAAGTTCATCAATACCAAATTACGTTCTACTACATCTTTATTATTTAGTATATTCTCAATCATTTTCGGAATTTTCTTCTGACCCGTATATTTTTGCTGTATCATGTCAAAAGAAATTTCCGTTGTTGGGTCGGCAATTTCAGGCAAATACTTTTTCAAAGTTACTTCACCAACGCCTTTCACGCCATCAATGTTGTCACTCTTATCTCCGTTTAATGCACGGAAGAAATGAAAATGTTTTGGATGAATACCATAATCTTCTAGAATAACCTGTTCATCAAAGGTCTTCTTTCGAACAGGATTATAAATCTTTACCGACTCTGATGCCAGTTGGAAGAAATCTTTATCGGTAGAATAAATAATACTCTTACCACCGTCTGCAGTAATTAACTGCGTTAGGTACGCAATCACATCATCCGCTTCCACGTTATCTATAGCAGAAATCGTTACTGGAAGGCATTCTAGTATCTGCACCAGTTCGACCAACTGCCACTTCATGTTCTCCCGTTCTTGTTCGTCGGTCGTCATGTCGTAGGCACGATTCAATCGTACGGCAGGTTTTCTGTTTGCCTTATACTGTGGGTAAATCTTTCTTCGACGCTGACTACCACCCTTCCCATCAAATACAATAATACAGCGGGTAGGTTTAAACGTTCGTATAGCAAGACCAAGACTTTTCAGAAAGCCTATCATGCCACCGATATGATTACCGTTATCGTCCATTGACGGTACTGCCGTATAACTTCTGATAAAGAGATTCATTGCATCGACCAACAGGACACGACTATTATAAGTCATGCCCTGTTCGTCGTTTTCAAACTTCATATTTTGAAAAACTTCGTTGATGTTAACCATTTAGTAATTGGCTAGTGGATGGTGGACATTCCCGCGTAGTCCATTTTCCGGTAACAGTTCCGGGATTAATTGTATAAGTGTGAGTAGTTTTCTGCGATGTATCATTACAATAACACTGCATCAAATTTCTACGAAAATGTAATTCAAACAACTTTATTTGTTCACTTGTTCCATATACACTCTCGTGTGATTGCAATGCAATCTGCACCAATCTTTCCAGTTGTGTATTAATCATCGTCCGACGCCCCCATAATACTAATGGTATCAGGGTCAAATTCCGACTGATATTTCATAATCAACGTATCACAGATTTGATTATATAGATATTCCTTACGTTCCTTATTCTCCTCCAAGAACTTGGCAAAATCCTTCGACTGAAACTTGGTTTCCTCACCAGTGGTCGGGTCAACGTAGGTATACCACGCACCTGCCTGCTTCACCAACTTGTTTTCTTTCATGATAGTCAACCAAGCACCCGTATCATCAATTCCACGGTTAAAATAAATTTCAAACTCGGCCGTACGATGTGGCGGTCCCAAACGATTCTTTACAACATTTGCCTTGACCTTTACACCAATCACATCACCAGCAGAATTACTAATCTTACCAGTGGTTGCAAGTCGAAGTCGTGTCGAGGCGTGGAAAGCAATTGCCTTACCACCCGAAGTCGTCCACGGGTCAGAGAATGCCATTGCATTCATCTTCTGACGGAGCTGATTCGTGAACACCAGTGCAATTCGTTCACGACCAAGAAGGCCCGTAATCTTACGCATTGCCTTACTAATAATGATTGCCTTATCGGTGGCGTATCCATCCTTTCCGAAGTCTGCTTCCATTTCCTTCTTGGTAGAAGCAGCAGCAACGGAGTCTACTACAATCGTAACCAGTTTGTTCTTGTCCTTCCCAGTACGAACCTTTTCGATAATGGTGGTAATAGCATCAAAAATTTCTTCAACCGTCTGTAACTGGACATATACTAACTTAGTAATATCGATACCCACCGCCTTGAAAAATTCTGCATTTACGGCGGTTTCAGTATCAATAAGTACCCCTACTCCACCCCTTGCTTGCGTATTTGCAATCAATTGTGCCCCCAATAGCGACTTGCCTGACCCCTCTAAACCAGTGAGTTCCGTGATACGTCCAACTGCAATACCCCCATGTGGGCGATTACTAATTGCTACGTCTAGGATGGTTGCGCCGGTGGAAATAAAGTCTGTGAAATCGGTGGGAGTTTCTTCACGACCATCTAGAAAGAATGCAATCTGGTCGCTGTCCTTATTCATTTTATTCAATGATTCTGCAATAAGTGATGCTAATTCATCACGATTTGGTTCATCAATAGTTTTCTTTTCTTTTGCCATAGATTATTCCTATAAATAATGTAAAGACCCACTACAGTAATATAGTGGGCCTTTAGATTATAGTCAAGTGTGATTAGTTAAATACTTCGTCAAATTCGTCAATCATATCCTTGACGGCGGTTGACTTCATCTCAACGGACTTTGTTGCGGTAGGCGAAGTAGTCTTTGTTTCTACTTCGGTATTAACGGCCACTGGCCCTGTGGGTGCGCTCGGGTCAAGGTACCGTTCAAGAGCGACCTTCATTTCCTCATACGAGGGTTCCTTGAAAATGGAACGAATGTCCGGCTGTTCACTGAGAAACTGCTGAATCTGAGCAGCGTCTGGGACAAGTGGCGTCTGATTCGGCTTAGGACGAACCATCGTCTTTGCAAAGCTCGTGTCACTCTTTTCCTGTGGGATGTACTCCACCACAATATCACGACCGTTCTTTACATCGGTAATATCCCCGTAATCGGGGTCGGAGATGATGGAAAGAAGTTCCGTGTACACCGTCTTACCGAACGACATGAAACGAACGCCCTTAGATTCCTCTCCACGTACGATGATAGGAACAAAGGTACGAAGCTTTGGACGGAAGGGACGGGACTGTGCCCAATCATCCTTCGTACCACCTGCGGCAAGTGCTTCGGCAAACTCCATGATAGGGTCACGGTTGCCGTTTGAGGTGGGGGAGAGATACGTCTTATTTCCGAGATAGTGGAAATACAATTCGATAAAGGGATTTTCCCGATTTTCCTTCCACGGAACAATACGAATGACGTGCTTACCTTCCGTGGGCTTCCACAGCGCCTCACTTGAAGAGGTCTGCTTGGTGAACTGATTGAGTTTAGCCTTGAGTGCTGCGATGTTTAGCGACATAGTGTACTCCTTTTAGTGTTTAGAATGTTTAGTGAGTTTAAAACTCCCTATACTGTATAGTAATAGGGCCCTGCTTAAATGTCAAGTGGTCTTATATAGTAATGATACTTGATAATTTTGTGTTTACGATTTTTAACTTTCCATACGCAGTTACTAATATCATATTTTTCAAATCATTCCAATCAATTCTAAATGATTTGTCTAATATACCATTATTTTTTTCTTCAATTAATCTATTGATTGCATTAATCGTGTAAATCGTATTCGTTTGCTTTTTACGATGGACGGATATAGTTGACAAAGGAGGAACCGCAGTCAACAAATCACGTTTTTCTACATTATATGTTAATACCAACTGAGTTTCATCGTTGATGTTTTCTAAGACATATATTTTATTAAAAGCCAAGGTGTACGTGTTTTGTATCTGTTGTATAATTTCGTTCAAATTATTCGTATTAACAAATGTACACAATAATTGAGTGGTAATTTCCATCGGCAATATCCATTAAAAGTAAATCTCTTAATAAATATTACCGACGTATGAAAAACCAATAATTAATTACTAAGAAATTGCTCTACCTTTTAACGTTTCCCAATCACGTTCTGGACGGTCTACAATAACATTTCTATTCCATGCTGCACGTAAAAGTGGGGTCTGTACGTCTTTTGTTTTTGCATAGTTAATTAATGCCGAAATATCTTTCGGGAAACACGTGCCACCAAATCCTCGGTGGCCATCGGGACCTGGAACTTTCCAGTGACTCTTACCCAAACGAGCATCCTGGACTAACAACGATTGTAGAGTTTCCCATTCAACTCCTGCGGCTGTTGCAATATCGTACAGTTCATTTGCAAACGACACCTTCACTGCAAGAAATGTGTTTGCAGTGTACTTCAGTAGTTCAGCTGTAGTTGCTGTAGTGATTTGTACGAATCGTACAGAGT